TCACCATCCGCCGGACCGCATCTGCCAAGCTCGACGCGCCCAATAGGACTCGGTCAGACCGGAAAGCGCCCTCGAGATATTCCCTGGATCGTACGGCATCTTAAAATCAAGCGCCTGGGTCATGCTGTCGACCTGATCGGAGTAATCGCCTTCCGGAAAGCAGCGCAACTCTTCCAGGAACACGCGCAACCAAGGCGCGACCTTCGGGAAAAAAACCCGACCCTGATGGAATTTCAATGTCTGCTCAAATAGACGCAGCTCCTTACTAAGGACGGGCTTTACCATATGCACGCGACCCGCGAATTTGAACTTGATCAGTTCCCCCAAGCTCGTGCCGCTCGAGGCGTCCTCGATCATGATGTAACGCGGCTTGAATTGACCGGCGAGCGTCTCGGCGGCCTCGACGAGTTCATGAATCAGCATCCGCTTGCGGAAAACGTGCATCAGATAAAAACACTGTTGCTGCACCAGCCACGTGGTACAGACGCTAAAAGAATTCGTGAGATTCGTTTTGGCTCCGCAGTCCCAACTCTGCAAGACAAATGAATAATCATCCATCTCCGGTAGCTTGTCATAGAATTGGTACAGATTGGTCGGCAGCATGACGCCGCCTTCTGGCACAGGCTGCTGCTGCTGCTGGGCCGCAAAAATGATGGGGCCGTTTTCGACCTTCATCCGCTCAATCGTTTCGAGGCTCTCACGCGCTGGATTAAGAACCTCGCCGACCTGACGTTTGTAAACTCGACCGCGGCCGATCTCGATGTCCTGAGGCATCTCGGCGATAGCGGGCAGACAAAGATGCTCCCAGCCCTCGAGATTCTGCAAGATATGACCTGAGGGGTCGTCGAGATGCAGCCGCTGCATCACCAGCAGGATCTGGCCCTTCTCCTTGTTGTCAAGCCGCTGAAACAGCGTGTGGCGTAGCCAGTCGTTGACCTTATCCCGCTTGCCTTGCTTTCGACAGTCAATGGGCTTGATTGGATCGTCGACGATGAAAATATCGCCGCCCATGCCCGTGATCGAGCCCGCAACCGACGTCCACCGGCGATACCCGCGCTTCGTGGTGTAGATATCGCTATCGATGGAGCGCTTGATCTGCATCCGCGGAAACAGACGCTGATACCATGGCGATTCGACGATATCTTTGAACATCGTCGCGTGTTCACTCGCCAATATACCGGCGTAACCAATGCAGAAGATCTTCTTTCGTGGATCGTGGCCCAGAATAAAGGCGCACAGAGCGACATTGAACATCTGCGACTTGCCGTGCCGAGGCGGCATGTTCACCACACCGCGACGGAATTCGCCGTCGATGAACCTCGCGGCGAAGTGCGCCATAGCATCGATACTCCAGTTGTCTTCAAATCGCTGCCCCGGATTAAGTGTCAGGAAACAGCGCTGATAGAAGATGTCGAAGCGGAGTCGGCATGCTGCGTCATATTCTCGAAGTTGTTGGGTATCCATGATCATCACCATCCGTTCTTGAGTTTAAGATCACGAAGAATATTTGCGCGCAGCTGGGGACGCAGTTCCTCCTCGATTTCGCGGCGGATCTTTTCAAGCATCGCGTCGTAGGCTTGCTTGTCCTCTTCGGACGTTGCTGCGGCGGTCGCTGACGTGCTGCTCTCGATCGCCTTGCGATACTCGGTCAGCACGAACCCCATGGACCGGATATCGCCTCCCAAGGCCTTCTGGATGGCCTTGAAGAACATGGCCTCGTAGCGTGTCAGCTTTTTCGGGTCCGGAATCTTGCGGCCAAGCTTGGCTTCCATCATCTCGATGATGACGGTTCGCTTATTTTTGCTGCCCCTCGTTCGACCCGCGCGATTGCCGGACACTCCCTTAGGCCACCGGCCCTTCTCGCGCCGCACTCGCAAACTCGGCTCGCGGGCGGCAACCGGTGAAGCTTGGGCAGAGGACTCAGGGGCATTTCGCTGCTTAGCCATCCTGCCCCTCGAGGGTTTGCGAGCACGCTTTTGATCGCCAACCTGAGGCAATTTCTTCTGATCGTTCGGTCGAACGCGTTTCATGCGCGCCTCCTGCTGCGCGCAGCGCCTGCTGCGATTTGGTCAAAGGTCTTTCCGCTGCCCTCAAGGATGGCGTCGGCCTTCGTCGCGGCCTGCCAGCGCCTGACGGCGACATCTACGTAGAGTGGGTCGATCTCGATACCGAAGGCCCGCCGGCCGATCCGATCCGCCGCCAAGACCGTCGTGCCGGATCCCAGAAAGGGGTCCAAAACGACATCACCGCGGCGGGTACAGTCCCGCATCGCGTCCGCTACCAAAGGTATGGGTTTGACGGTTGGATGCGCCGTCAAGTCGGCCATACGCCCGGCGCGGAAGGTATTGGCGCCGGGATAGGTCCAAACGTTCGTACGGTTTCGTCCAAAACGCCCGAGCTGGACGTAATTCAAGTGAAGGCCGGCACCGACTTTGAAGACAAAGATTTCCTCGTGCTGTGACCGGTAGAACGAACCCTGGCCCCCGCTCGCCTTCGCCTAGACGACGACGTTTAGAAGCTCGCTGTAAATCTCCTTTCCGGCCGCCAGCAGTTCACCGTAATGGCGCCAATCCATGCAAATGTAATGCAGCGCGCCATCAACAGAGTTCTCTGCAGCCGGACCGAGCGACCTGATCAGGAACTCAGAAAACTCGGCCGACGACATTTCGCCGGACGCCATCGCAAAGTTGCGATGTTTGGTACGCCCGCGTCCGACCGTCTTCGAGATGTTCACGTTGAAGGGTGGGTCGCTGAACACCATTGCGGCTCGGTCAGGCCCCATCAGCCTGTCGTAATCCGCTCGCCTGGAATCTGCGCATAGCACTCGGTGTCGCTGGCCGAGCACCCACATGTCACCAGGCTGACTAACCGACTTCGCTTCGACAGCCGGAATGTCCTCCTCCGAGTTCGCCTCTGCGTCGCTCAAATCCACCATCAAGGCGTCGAACTCGGCTTGATTGAAACCCGTCAAGTCCAGCTCAAGGTCCTCTTTGGCAAGCAAAGTGGACAAATCCTGCAATTCGACTACGAGAGCGGAACGGTCATATCCCGCCATCTCCGCGATCTTGTTATCAGCCAGGACATACGCGCGCTTTTTGGCCTCGGACAGCCCGTTCAGAACCCTGACTGGGATCTTCGCCAGACCCAGCTTCTTAGCGGCCGCTGTCCGCGCGTGCCCAGCGAGAATGACGTCGTTCTCGTCAACAAGCACCGGATTCGTGAATCCGAATTCCTTAATGCTCGCGGTGATACGACATATCTGCTCGCCAGAGTGGGTGCGAACATTGTTTGGATGGGGTATTAGAGAAGAGGTCTTTCGATATTCGTCATTGCGATCGACCATGAAGGGCTCCTGAAAAAACAGAAGCCCCAATTAGTGGAGATCAATTCGCGCTGTCTACAATAGGAAAACTCGGTTCCAATGTGCAAAAATTGTGGCAGCGCTACACGCCGCTCTGTGCATTAGGCTTACACCGCTTTTCAAGGTAGCGCGGAATTTGGTTCTGTCACGGACAGCGAGTAGGTGAGCTCTAGATTCATACCGGGATGTGTTGATCCGAAGATCGGCAAATTGCGGATGCCAAGGCGCTGAACTGTTACGAATAGCGACAATCATAGATGCGCGGCGCAGATGTGCATTGGTGGAAACGGGCCCATTGCATTAGACAGGCGCAGGAGGCAACATGTATTCAGACATCGGGATCTTAGCCTTTGGTTCGTTAATCGACGATCCGGGCGCCGAGATCGAGGCCGCGATTGTGTCTCGCAAGGCGAATATACAGACACCGTTTGGTGTCGAATTCGCGCGCAAAAGCATCAAGCGAGGAAACGCGCCGACCCTCGTGCCGATGCTTGAGGGTGGGACCCCCGTGCCGGCGACGATCCTGCTTGTATCTCTTACGGAACAGGACGCGAGGGACTGCTTATGGCGGCGCGAAGTTAACAGGGTTGGACAAGGTGGGCGCTATATCCCGCCCCAGACACCAGGTCCGAATACGCTCATCATCGATCGACATGTCGATCTCGGCGGCGTTCCAGTGGTTTTGTCTGCACGCTTCCCTGCGACCATTGAGCCGCTGACAGCCGAAAGGTTGGCCGAGCTTGCGCTTGAGAGCGCACTTGTCGAGCGCACGGGCCGTGACGGAATCACCTATCTAATGGACGCCAAGCGCAATGGGGTTATCACGCCGCTCTCACCAGCCTATGAAATGGAAATCCTGCGGAAGACCGGCGCGAGCAACCTCGCCACGGCGCTACGCGGCCTTCACAATCAAGAAAGAACGTGACGCACAGGGGCTGGGACCGAGCTTCTGCGTCGGAAGCGACACCGCAGCTAGCCGCTTATCCTTTCCCGAAATTTCCAGAGCTTATCATAAATGGCCTCTACCGCGACCGAGGCATCATGAATGGTTTCAGCTGTAAGATGGTCTTTCGGATGGTGCGGTGTAAATGTCGGGCCGCGGAGGAAGAATTCCAGATGGCCTTTCTCCGGCAAAAAGTCCGGCATTATTTGCTTGTGAGCTACGTCGTTCCGCATCTGACGGTACTTGTGAAGGCCATCGTATAGTCGCCTCCAAATAGCCTGCTGTTTGGCACCGCACTTCGCCTTCACAGCTTCGTCGATAAGCTCGAGTTTTTCTGCAAAGAAAGTGTTATATTGAAATTTCTTCACCCTCGCGTTTAAATCGCCTTCGGTCAGCTCGACGTAGATAACGCAAAGTGCGTTCTCAACGTTTGAGAACGTGACCACGAGTCGGCCTACCGCGGTGAAGAGCTTCTCCTGATTGGCCAATTCTTCTGGTCGCATACGTTCCACGCTTAACTAAATGCAATATCCAAATATCGATCTGGCCGCAACAGCGCTCAACTTCGTCCTAGACAGTCGGGCCGATAGACGAGCAGTAGTTTGTATTGAGATGGAATGAGAACGGTCACGGCGGATTGAATGAGGATTCTCGGCGGTCGTATCTTGCTGTCGGCATCAGACCTTATGCGTTTTACGGGGTGCGCGCACGCGACTGCGCTTGATCTAGCATATATGCGTGGCACTGGACCAACACCGCGCGAGCACACTGAGGATGCCGCGCTCTTGCAGAAGCAAGGCGACCTACATGAGGCGGCGCATCTGGTTCGTCTAAAGGCGGAAGGGCGGTGCATATTCGAAATCAACCGGGCCAATCTGGCGCAAGATGCTGCGGCTACACGTGAGGCGCTGACCAACGGGCCAGATGTAATCTTCCAGGGTGCGTTCTTCTCGGGCAATTGGGGCGGTTGGTCAGATTTTCTGGAGCGAGTGGACAAGCCATCAGCTTTGGGCGCGTTTAGCTATGAGGTCACCGACACTAAGCTGAAACGCCGTCCTCACCCCAAGCATGTATTGCAACTGGTTCTCTATTCCGATCTTTTGACCGAAGTTCAGGGGATCGCTCCCGAGTTTGCTCATGTGGAACTGGGCGACAGCACCCGCGCGACACTGCGGCTGGCGGATTACGCGGCGTACGCACGAATGGCGCGGTCAAGGTTGGAGGCTTTTGTGGCCGATCCACAGGAGACTCGCCCCATGCCCTGCTCGGACTGCGCGCTCTGCCGGTGGGAGGATGACTGCACGGAGGCCTGGAAAACCGAGGACAGTCTTTTCAACGTGGCCAACATAACCCATGGCCAAGTCAAAAAGCTCGAAGCTGCAGGCGTGCGAACGATGGAAAGCCTGGCGGCTCTTGACCATCCAATCCGCAACATGTCGGAACCCACGCGCAATCGCCTTGTGATCCAAGCTCGATTGCAGCACGCCCGTAAGACTGGCGCGCCGTCATTTGAGTTGCGGCAACCTGAACCAGGCAAGGGCTTCGATCTGCTGCCGGAGCCCCAGCGGGGTGATCTCTTCTATGACATCGAGGGCGACCCTCATTACGAGGGCGGTCTTGAGTACCTGCATGGTGTTTGGTTCGACGATCGGTTTTGTGCGTTCTGGGCACATGACCACAACGCCGAGGCTCAGGCCCTTGGTGAATTGCTGGAGTTCTTCCGAGCACGGCTTGCGGAGTTTCCCTCGGCGCGCATCTACCACTACGCCGCCTACGAGATAACCGCGCTGCGGCGGCTTACCACGAAGTATGGGATTGGCGAGGCATTTCTTGATCGCCTTCTGCGCGAGCGCCGTTTCGTCGATCTGTTCATGGTCGTGCGCGGGGCATTGATCGGCTCCGAGGCAAACTACTCCATAAAATCGATGGAGGCCTTCTACGGCCGCACGCGCGATGGCGAGGTAAAAACGGCCGGCGGGTCTGTCGTGGCCTATGAGCGTTGGCGCGAGACCGGCGACCAGAAGATTCTCGACGAGATCGAGAATTACAATCGCATCGACTGCATTTCGACCCAGGAACTGCGGGATTGGCTGGTAGGCATCCGGCCCCCGGCATCTTGGCCAGCGCTCGGCCAAGACGCGGGCACCAAGGAGGCCGAGGAGGATACCGAGACACAGGCTCTTCGCGCCGCTATTGAGGCGTCCGGCTTGCCCGATGCACGGCAGGAGATGCTTTTCAATCTGGGGCTATTCCACAAGCGCGAGGCTAAGCCCGCGCAATGGGTCGTGTTCGATAGCGTGGGCAAGGAGGAGGACGACCTGATCGACGACCTCAATGCGCTTGCCGGGCTGGAGGCCACAGGTCCGGCCGAACCTATCAAGCGTTCGATGGCGCGCACCTACCGCTTCCCACCACAGGAAACGAAGTTGAGCGGCGGCAGGAACGCGACGGTGCCGGTCGTCGATGGTGCCCCGGCAACCGTGAGCATCGAGGCGTTGGATCGGACCGCATGCGAGATCAGGGTCAAGGTGGGTTCAGCGAAGGTCCACCTACTGACGGATCGGTTGACGCTGCACCCGGACTGGCCAATGAACACCGATGTCATCGCTGCCAGCCTGCGCGATGTAATCACCGATCAATGCGGCGCGCGGCGATTTACCGCTGTGGACGACCTCCTGTCACGTGCAGCCCCACGTCTGACAAACGGTTCGCGGCTCGACCTGTTAAATGGTACGGATCCGGTTACGAGCACGATTGCCGCCGTGGGGGCCATGGATCGCACTGTTCTACCAATCCAGGGGCCGCCTGGAACCGGCAAAACCTACGTGACTGCCCGCGCGATCCTGTCACTCGTGCGCCAAGGCCACCGTGTCGGCGTCGCCTCGAACAGCCATGAGGCTATCCGCAATGTGCTCATGGGCTGCCTGAGCGCCTTGGAAGAAAGCGACCTCGACATCGTCCCCGGAAAAACAGACTTGGCGCACAAAGTCAGCGGGAGTGAAGATGGCTATCCCGATGGCTTTACCGGCATCGCGCGGGCAACATCGAACGACGATCCTGCGCTGACGCACGCACATGTTGTGGGCGGCACCGCGTTCTTTTTCGCAAGGCCGGAGTTCGAACAATCCTTTGATTGGCTTTTCGTAGACGAGGCCGGACAGGTTGGCCTTGCGAACATGGTTGCTATGGGACGGGCGGCCCGAAACATCGTTCTGATTGGCGATCCGCGCCAATTGCCCCAGGTCGTCCAGGGGGCACATCCCGAGCCTGCAAACCTGTCGTGCCTCGACTGGATGCTGGGCGAACACGCCACCGTTCCACCTGACCGCGGCATCTTCCTGCCGATATCGCGCCGAATGCATCCAGAGGTCTGCCGCTTCATTTCGGACCAGGTCTATGAAGGGCGGCTGTCCAGCCATCCCGACACGGCCCGTCAGCGCGTGAGCGGCGTCCCTTTCCCTGAGGCTGGTGCCTTCTGGATTGCCGTTGCCCACGAAGGCAATGCTCAGATCGCATTGGAAGAAGTAGCGGCTATTCAAGCGGCAGTGCGAGACCTGCTGTCGAGCACATGGACGGACAAGGAGGGTGCGCCTCGACCGATGATGCCGAGCGACATCATAGTTGTTGCCCCCTACAACGCGCAGGTCAACGCGCTAAGGGATGCGCTCCCAGCAAACATCCGCGTGGGCACCGTAGATAAGTTCCAAGGCCAGGAAGCCCCCGTGTGCTTAGTCTCTATGACGGCCTCCTCTGTGGAGGAAACTGTGCGCGGCATGGACTTCCTGTTCTCGCTTAACCGCATCAACGTGGCAGTATCACGGGCAAAGGCGCTGGCGCTGGTCTTCGGCGCGCCTCGCCTACGCGAGGCGAAGTGCGAGACCGTGGAGCAAATGCGGCTTGTGAACACTCTATGTGCATTGCCGGAAGTTGCGAACTCTTAAATGTGGCAAGACTTCGAAGCGCGAATTGCGGAAAATGAAGAGAGTGATCCTTTCCACTCCGCACGGCTTTTTTCAACGTAATCCGTGGCGCAGGACTGCTGAAGCGCAACGCGCAGCAGTTGTCGGCTTCTACAACATTTACCAGGGCGTTGATCAATGATATTTTGAACGATGCAAGATGTCGCGAGCTTGTAGCGATTCAGCAGTCGAGTATCCGTCGTCTAAGCAGCTCAGTCTCTCCGGGCGGCTTCAGATTCAGCCGTTGCGAGTATTACCTCCGTGACGTAGCCTTCAGGCCCGTCAACGGGCTGCTCGAGGACTTTCGCCGCTACAGCATGCCCAATGCAACCCTTGTCCATTCTCCGCTGATCACCATTAAACGAAATGAAAACAGGAACTCTGGCGGAGCCCAAATGCCACGCGATGTCTTCAAGAAGTCGCTCGAATTGACCCTGCCGCGATCTATCTCTTGTAGGCGTTTCTTTGGCGAGCGAGCGCGCATCGAACGTGCTGGTCTCACGCACAAAGACATCGTTAGAGCCAGGCACACTTTCGTAGTCGAGAGGCACCGGTGTCCAAGATGGCATCACCAAATCCAATTGGCGTAATATCTGTGTTCGAACTTTATCGGCTTGCGCCGAACGAGCCAACAGCATTTTCGCTCATCAACTGATCCTCATGACCCAAGCCGACGAAATCCGTGACTTTGTCGTAGATAATTTCACCGAGCCAGCGCGATCGCGGGGAGATACACGCCTGACTATTCGGGCAGGAGATGTCCATACTGCAATGAAGCTTGAAAACGCGATGCCGGCAGTTTGTAGTGCGATTGGCAGCGCAAAGTTCTGGGCACGCGCAAATGTACGGCAGATTGGCCGTGAAGGACCGGCAAATGGCAGCAGCGTGACTTGGACGTTCGATCTCGCAAACGGCGCCGTATTCAACGTCGAAGCTGCCGAGATGGAGTTACGGAACCGATATGGACCTCCGTCTGTCTTCACTGAAAAGATGGTAGGGTTTCATCTGAACGATGGGCGTGCTGTCGCGCTACAGCGCGATATCAAGCAGGTCCAAGTATGGGTCGAGGCCAAAGCTCAGTCGAATGCGCCTCCCGTCGAAAAGAAGCTCGAGTATGCGGCAAACCGCGGCCGTCACTCAAATCTTCCCGACCGGCTGAAACACAACCCTCCGACCGAACTTCGAGACCGGGGCTTCCCGAGGGAGGTGCTCAGCTTAAGGGTGGCAAATGCTTCACAACTGAACAACCTCCTAGACTGGTACGAAGGACATTCGCCGACCTTAGACTTCAGAGCACTGGAGATACTGAAAGACAATTTCATATCTAAATTTCCCGACTTCACGGACTTTCGCGCCAGCGAGGGGATGTACTGGAATCGAGTACGTCGCGAGAAACAGGCATGGATCGAGAAGGCTCGAACGCTATCCGATAGCAATGACGGACGACAACAGAGCGCCTTGGGTGCGAAGCTATTGGACTTCATCGGCTCGAGCGAATGCGAGGCTTTGCATTGGAGAATGAAGGCAGGTCTGAAGGATATTCGAGCGAAACATTCGGCACTCCTCGAGAATGCGGCCGGAGAACTCGTCTCTAGCCGATTGGAGCCTGCTGCAGCGACCGAAGAATTCGTCAGATCCGTCTGGCCTGCCTACTCAAAGGGACACGAAGAGAACTACCCTTACGGAGATATGCGCACTATCCCGACAGCACTTCTTGCGCTCGTTAGACCGAGCAATGCGGTAGTGGTTCACTATCAACCAATGCACACAGCAGGAACCCGGCTTCTTCACAGATCGCTATTCAAGAACGCGCCGTTCTCCGCAACGGAGTACCAAGATGTGCTTTCCATGTGCGGTGAGATCGCCGTTGCGATGCGCGACTCTTGGAACTGGGATCCGCAGGATCTGTGGGATATCCAAAGTTTTATCTGGGAGACCTGTCGAACCTCCGGGACCACTCCGAAAGATGAAAGCCACGCAGATATGCCAATAGCACTCCAAACTGCCTCTTTCGGGGGTCCACAAAATCTGATCCTTTACGGACCTCCCGGCACCGGCAAGACCTACGCAACGGTTTGGGAAGCGGTCCGTCTTTGCATCGGAGAGGACGCTGCCGCTCCGATCCAGAACGACCGTAATGCCTTAACGGCCGAATATCGGCGCCTCACGAGCGAGGGACAGATTGAGTTCGTTACGTTCCACCAGTCGTTTTCATACGAAGACTTTATAGAAAGTCTTCGGCCGGTTTCCGAAACCGTTGGCGCGGACAATGAGCAGGAAGTCGGGACGTCAGGTGGATTCAGTCTCAAAGTTTACCCCGGAATATTCAAGGTGATCAGCGAGAGAGCCCGCCTGGACACCGGCAATGCTCCGATGAAACGGCTCGATCGGTCCAGACCAATTTACAAGATTGCACTGGGTCAACGCGGAAGCGACGAAGACCGCATACAAAAGGTTCTCGACAACTCAATCATCCATCTCGGCTGGGGTGGTGATATTGATTGGTCCGATGGACGGTTCGACAGTTTCGAGGAAATCAAGAAGCATTGGAACGAGAAAAAAGATCCGAACGCTTCTGGCAAGGACCCCAATATTGAAATGACCTACGCTTTCAGGTCGGGACTGCAGACCGGGGACTATGTGATTATTTCCGACGGGAGAGACAGCTACCGCGCTTTCGGAAAGGTAACAGGCGAGTATGAGTTTGATCACACCGATAGTTTTCTTCCTCACAGACGCAAGGTCGAATGGATCTGGCGCAATGATAAAGGGGCAGAAAGGACGACTTTCTATCCCAAGAATTTCAGGCGACAAGCAGCATATCGACTGGATCCAAACCTGATCGACTGGGACGCACTGGAAACGGTCGTGATAGGGTCGGACGCAGAACGCCCTGTCGCAGGCGCACGCCCCCATGTCCTGATCATCGACGAGATCAACCGAGCGAATATCTCCAAGGTTTTCGGCGAGCTCATCACGTTGCTGGAGGCAGATAAGCGTCTTGGCTGCGAGAACGAAGTTAGGGTACGACTTCCCTATTCTGGAACGATCTTTGGCGTTCCGCCGAACCTACACATCATTGGCACAATGAACACCGCCGATCGTTCGATCGCGCTGCTCGATACTGCATTGCGTCGTCGGTTCGCCTTTAGCGAATTGATGCCGGACACGTCCGCGCTTCAAACGGCTATGCGTGCCAACGGCCTCAACGCCGAGAACATGGACGGAATCAATCTTGTTAAACTGCTGACCACGATTAATGAGCGCATCGAATATCTCTTCGACCGCGAGCATCAGATCGGCCACGCTTATTTTACCGGCTGCCGCGACCGCGCAGATGTGATGAGTGTTATGCGTAACAAGGTCATCCCGTTGTTGGCCGAGTATTTTTACGAGGACTGGTCGAAGGTCGCCATCGTACTTGGTGACGGGAATGGGGCGACCACGGGCAATTTCATCGAAGCAAAGAAGCTGTTACCTCCCAGCAATTTCAATGGTGATGACGAACTGGGCGGTGAGAAGGTTCGTTGGATCGTCAAAGCAGAATTCGACTTCTCGGAGTTCGCGGCCTGATGAGGTCCTATACCGTCCGCGAATGGGACAAGCTCACTTATGGCGACGGCGACGGGCAGATCCCGGAGCATTTCGCTGACCGGCTGGCGAGCTTAGCGCTGCGCTCACCCTTTGCAGGCAGGGGCGGCAGCGGTGTGCTTGAACACGGCCGCCATGCGCTCCGGGCGCGGGGCGTGGTCGGGATCCTAGCCGCCAAGGACTGCAGCTTGGAGATTCTGCCTAAGATCGATGTCGCGCCCGGTGAGAGTGTCAGCCGTGTGAATGCGGCGATACGTAAGCGCCTAATCCACATGCTGGCCGTGGCGCTCGATCTGAAGGTCGATCTCGGGACGATAACGGAGCTTGCATGGCAGCGTGAGACGTTGCTTGAAATCCTGGTTCGCATTTTTTGCGAGAAGCTCACCGAAGCGGTCCGAAAGGGCATGCCGCGCCGCTATGTTGAGGAAGCAGACGACCTATCTTCCTTGCGCGGTAGGCTCAATGTCGTGCGCCAGTTCACCCGCCACGCGGTCAACCCTTCCCGTCTCGCCTGCCGGTTCGATGTCCTTTCCGAGGACACCCCGTTGAACCGGATTATGAAGGCGGCGGTCGCCCATCTATATCGAACATCTCGAAGTTCGGCGAACCAACAACGCTTGCGCGAACTGGCTTTCGTCTATGCGGATATAACAGAGGCTCAGCCGGCGGCTCTCCGATGGGATGAAGTCGTGATCGACCGGACCAACCGCCGATGGCAGGAGCTTCTGGGCATGGCCCGGCTTTTTTTGCTCTATCGCTATCAGACGACGACTGGAGGCCTGAGCCAGGGGACCGCGCTACTTTTTGAAATGAACTCACTATTCGAAGAATACGTCGGTCGCCTCATCTCTCGGGCTTTGACAGGGACTGATCTTACGGTGACGTTACAAGGCGGCCGCCTTTTCTGTCTGACCGCAGAAACTACCGAGCGTGGACTTTTTCAGACAAAGCCTGACATCCTAATTCGTCGAGCAGGTGTCACGACGCATGTGATCGATACAAAATGGAAGCGAATCACTTCCCGGATTGACGATCCTAAGCAAGGCGTCTCGCAAGGCGATGTCTACCAGATGATGGCCTATGCACAGCTCTACCGTGCTCCGCGTCTTACACTCCTGTATCCGCATCATCCGGGGTTGGGCGGCGAGGAAGACGTTCACTCTCGACACCGAATAACCGGGCACGACACCATCCTCGAAACTGCAAGCATTGATGTGGCGAACGGTAACAAGGTTCTTGACCGGCTCCGGAGTCTGCTCCTGGCCTAACAGGCTAGCGGTTTTCGGAGTATACTGATCTGAAGAAGCTCGAGTTGCAGTGTCGAATGCGCCGGGCCCGCGCCCGATCGTTGCAAACTTTCGGTCGGGCGCTCGGCCGATCTTTAGGATCAGCCTAGTGGGCTCCGAACGGGTTCGCCGCCATCCCCACCACCGCGCTTGATCCGCCTCACAGTGCGGCTTCTCCAGCGGTCCCCGCGCTTCTCGGGTCCGGGTCCCCATAAATGGCCGAACGATCCGCTGTCGTTCGACCTATCAGCCTGACGCAATTCAGGCTGCCGAACTTTCAAGTTCTGCAATCTTCTCGAATTCTGACAATATTTCTCGGTGATGTTGCGTCAAGTACCGAACCACACGCGCATTGCCGAGCAGCGCGCCTAGAAATCCCTTGGCGAGAACAAAATCGAGATGATCGACACCGTAGGATTGCTCCGCCATTTTGAATTCGCGCTCGAGATTCGTGGATTCTCGCTCCATCAGCGCGATCTGATTCTCGGTAAGCCCTTTGATGACCTTTTGCTTCGCGGACTCGATCAGCTGATCTTGCGGTGTGGCGGCGACCAATGATCTCGCATAGGTGATCGAATACTTGTTCATCGCGACCATGAGCTCCGATGCCTCCATCTGCCGCATAGGGGTCATCTTCCTGATCTCGGTAAACGAATTGATCGGCACATGCTTGTCCTTGAGGAGTTCTACTGCCTCGGGACAGATGCCCTCCAACAATCTGCGCTTTTTCCGGATACCAGTGACGTTCACGTTCAGGGCTTTGGCAATCCGCTCTTCGGGTACGCCGCGTTCGACGGCATTCAGGATCATCTTGTGCTCTTGAACGATCGCAATGCGGTTGACCCGACGATTGTAGGTGAACGCCTCGTCATCGGTGGAAATCAGGCAGGCGACTTCCGTCTCGCCCATTTCTTTCAGGATCTCGACCCGTAGATGCCCGTCCAGAAGCAGGAATTTGCCCGCCTCGCTTCGATCGCGCGCCACGATCGGCGGTTCGATAATCCCTACCTCCTGGATCGAGGCCGCTATTTGCGCGTATTTTGGAGTCTTCTTCACATTAGGCGCGACGATCCGAAGCGGCTGGATACTCGAAATCAAGATGCGTTGGCCGACCTCCTCGAAAGCCATCCGCACCGAGGTTTCGGGATTTTTCGGAGCCATACTCAACCCTGTCTGCCGATTGGAATGCGCTCCGCCAAATTCCGCGGCAGGGTGTCCAGCCCTTCCGCACGCAATAGCGTGACAAAATTTTCGTCGGCGAAGAGATGGCGTAACGCCTCGGTCACGAATACCAGTCGGTCATGGGTAGCCCCCGCTTTCCGAATAAGCAGTCGTTTCTTGTCGGTATCCGCTCGGTAGGCTCGCAGAAGGGCATCCGCTGATATTGTACTTGTGCGTCGTTGCTGCGTAGTCTTGAGTCCTTTACCGCGCCGCCGCCGTTGCTCGACGACGCGCTTGGCGATCAACAGCCTGCGGCCACGCAGAATGTTTTTCTCATAGGCTTGCTGCAACGCGCGCTGCGTGCCCGCATCATCAGCCTCGGCAATCTCGACGGCAACACTGACTGGAATCTGACCTGATTCAACCGCGCGCAGGAGACGATGTTCGCCTTTCTCCAGTAGCCGGATTACGCCACGGACGTACTCCAGGGATAGATCGGTCTTGCGTGCGATTTCAATCTCTTTATAGCCCCGGCGCTTCAGGCCTTCGATATCATGGAGCAGATCGATGGCGCGGTGCTGCCTACGGGCACAATTCTCGACCAGGCTCATCACCAGGCAATCTTCAGCGGTTGCTTCAACCACCAACGCCGGGATCTCTCGCTCTCCCAGCGCTTGGAACGCCTCAACACGACCCTGCCCGCATATTAGGTCGTATTGGGGGCCATTCGGACGCTCATGCCGAGTTACGGTTATGGGCTTTTTCAATCCCAAGTGTTCGATGTTCGCGACGATCTCCTTGAATAGCCGCTTGTTACGCAATCGCGGATTGATCACGTTGATCCGGTCGATTGGCACCATTTGGACGGACGAAACGGCGGAGTTTGTCATGCAACCTCCAAAATCTTCACCCGCGCGGCCATGCCATAAAGCGCATCGAGCGTGTCGTAACGATAGGCATCGAGCGAGATGCCGTTGTATTCCGCGAGCCGCAGCTTCGGCAGACTCATGTCGACCCTTGGTAACAAGTAATAATCACGTGCCGCCTTGTTCGCCCGATCCATTCGAACCGCGACGGTGAGGTCTGGCTGAAGTCGGGTGTCGAACCGAATATGCCAGCGGAGTGAACCAGCGTCGGTTTCACGACATCGGGCGATGACGACTGAGACCGTGAATTCACCGTTGACCGTTAAAAGGTCTGTCAGTGGGTCGCGGACCGACTTTCCACCTATCCGCTCGATTTCGGCCGCCGTCTCGTTGAGGATTCCGGGGTGTAGCTGCCGCAACGAGCGGTTGATCTCGATGTAGCGATAATCTCGGTCCGGCGTGAAGCCGACGAGCTGGTAGGCACGTAGCAGACTTCCAAATCGACCCTGATAGGCGCTGCTAGACGGGAGACTTTCAGATTCGTCGATAATTAGGCCCGAGAGATAGCCACGCTGCTCGAATAAGCGCCTTAGGCCATCCAGCAATTCCTGGTCGCTAAAGCGTTTCGAACGCTCTTGAATGATAGCCTGCGCCGCTTCGAACAAACTGCGATCCACAATCGGTTCGAAGACGTCGCTGATGCGGATCCACATCTCTGGCGTATTGCGAACTCTCTTTTTCTTGAGTTTGAAAGAAATCCGGTTCCAAACATTGTCTCCGACGTATTTCGGATTGATGAGAACCTGATGGACCGTTCCACGCGTCCAGGGCCGCCCGAGATCCGTAACGACGCCGCGAGCATTCAGAATGCCGGCAATTTCATTCTCAAGTTTGCCCTCCTCAACGAACGCTCGATACATCCAACACACCGTTTCTACTTCATCTGGTGGCCCGGGGATGAGGACGATCCGATCGGTCTGGATGCTTTTGTGCTCTCCTCGGTCGAGCTCGCCTTTCGGCGCGCCGCTCTGATCGATCAGCTGGCGCCGAAGTCCGTATCCGGCCATCCCGCCCTGCCGAAATCCATGTTCGATCAGACGGCATTGGCCCGCGAAGACTTTCGTGGACAGCTCGCGGCTGTATTCGCCGGCCATCGCACGTTTGACGCCCTTCACAATCGTCGAAACCGGACTGCCGTCGTTTTCGAACTGCTCTGCGCAATACTGCACCGTGATACCAGCGCGCTTGCAGATATACTCGTAGTACGCACTCTCGTCGGCGTCCTGAAAGCGACCCCAGCGGCTGACGTCGTAAACCAGAATGACCGTGAAATCGGCCTTCCCACTCTGCACTTCCTCGATCAGTCGCTTCAGCGCGTCGCGACCATCGATACGCAGCCCACTGCGTCCCTCGTCCGCGAAGGTTCGAACGATCTCGAACCCGCGTCGCTCGGCATAAGACCGGATCGCATCGGCCTGATTTTCGGTTGAATATTGCTGGTGGTCGGTCGACATCCGCACATATTGGGCGGCGCGCGTTGAGGGAACTGCGTTTGTCGGCACCTGTCCAGGGCCATTTGGGCCGGGATCGACCACGTGCCTCTCCCTCCATGCGTGGCCGTGATTGCTTTCGATCAACCAGCGCCATTCTTGATACCCGAGGGGGATTTGGCAGGAATTTTCTGCCGCTTCTGACTCTTCCGCAATCTAACGAGGAAGAGGCAGGCCATGCGAAAGAAGATGGGCAATGTTTTGCCGAAAACAGGCAATGTTTTGCACCGAAGGAGGCGCAATGGAAATCTGGGTGTAAATTGCGCAGACGTCTTAGCCACAGCCTTGAAGAAGGAACTGGGCTCGACGCATCGGGCAATTAAGCTGGCGATGCGATGGACAGATGCGAGCGAACGGACCGTAAAATATTGGTTCGCTGGCGCCGGCGTGCCCAGCGGCGAGCACCTGATCGCGCTTGCTCAACATTCAGACGTCGTCTTGGTAACATTCCTTCAACTCGCCAATCGTCCCTGTCATGCAGCAGCCCTACGCATCATCCAGGCCTGCGAGCAAATTCACGAATCCCTGGAAGAGATCCGGAGTTTAACTCGCAACTCGTAAGCCACGCGCGCGAACCCCTAGGCTGCGCGCCGCCGTTTCGGACCGCGAACTTTGGAAATGCCGGCCATATTGAGCGTTTGCTGAACCTTGTCTTCGGAGACCGGCCCGAATTTCGGCTGACCGTTCCCGCGCGGCAACTCCCCAATATGGTCGTTGATGTATCCAGTCAGGTTTTTGACGTTCGACTCCCGCATCGTATGCAGGATGCTGTAGTCGATCCCTACCACTTGATATTCAAGGGCGCTGTTCAGGTCATCACGGCGGGCAAGGACATGGCGTCGCAAGAAAATGTGTTCAGCCTTGAATGCCTTTATCGTCAACCAGACGATCGCTTCCTCGAGATCTGTCCATCGAGTCGAAAATTGTACGATGTCGAATTTTAGCGAATACACGGAGGTGCCATTAGTCAATGTGGCGCTGCTCCGAGCGCTACGACCATCAACTTTCGCAAGATGAAGGACCTCGAGAGGGAGATGCAGAGGCCCGCCGAACTCGGTTCGCCCTTTGAATCCCCGCAGCAACGGAAGAACCAGGCGAACATCGATGCTCTCCTGCTCCGTCGAATAGAACAAGCTGGCGGACACAGCCGGCGAAGATGCTTCGGGAATTACTTCGAACCAGATGCGGCCGGCGTCCACATCGCAGCCAAGGTGGGTCAGCGTCTCCAAGGCTTCGGCAAGATTGCGAACAGTCGGTTTGCCGTCGCCATCCAAGGTTTGAGCAATACGCTTCGGTATCATGATGACCTCGCAAGCTGGCGGTTACTATCTTTGGGACGTAGCCACTCGTGAGATTCATTCAACCGGACCGAAAACAAGCTCGATCGGCCTGCAGATTTCGTGAAAATCGCAAATCCAGCCTGTTCTTTGGTCGAAACCGACCTGCTTTTTGTGAGGCGAATTTGGTCAAGTTAGGCCGATGGAATCGGCACTTCTGGGGCTTTGGGTGTCTTGGCAGGGCTCAGAATCGCGAAAAGCCCTGTAAATTTTCCCGAAAATCATGGGTTTTGATGCGGAGACCGGTTCGCACATGACTACGTGCCCCGCCAGCTACATCACCGCTAACTTTCTCTCCCGCGATGCGACCTAGCGAAAAACTACACGTTATGCGGGGCTTTGGCCCTGGACCTCTGAACTCTTGAACTTGTTGCGGTCGTTGTCCGCGCTCTCTGTTGGCGCCTTTTCTCTCGACCTCTGGACTATGAGGATTTGGTACGGATTCCTAAGTGTCTGATTGTGTGCGGTTTTTTCGCGCTTGCGATCCGTACTTTTTGATATTTCAGTTGGAGGGGGAGAGCGCCTAGACTCCAAGTCGCGTCCTGAATTGTCTTTCAATTCTGGCGATTGGAGTACGGGACCGAGGCGGCGGATTGGGCGACGTCGCGCCTCCCCTGAACGGTTGCGCGGTACGGACGACACCGGGATAAGCTGATGCAGGGCATTTATCTCGATCATAATGCGACGACGCCGGTACTCCCTCCGGTCCTCGCAGCCATGCTCCCATTTTTTCGGGAGGCTCCGGGCAACCCAAACAGTGCACACACGCCAGGCGCCGAAGCTCGATCCGCCATTGAGGCCGCCAGAGACCAAGTCGCACAATTGGTCGGTTCTTCGCCGTCGAATGTGTTGTTCACTTCCTCCGCTACTGAAGCGGTCAACACTGCCTTTCATTCCGCACTGGCCCGCTACAATGGAAATGGACCTCGGATAGTTACAACAGCTGTGGAACATCCAGCGGTCCAGCAGTGTGCCTTAGCTGCGCAAGAGCGCGGCGCGGACATTATGCAGTTGCCCGTAGATCGCTCTGGGGCGCTTTCTCTCGATCAACTCGCGGAGGCGATCTGCGAAAACACTTGCCTCGTCAGCGTGATGTGGGCCAACAACGAAACCGGCGTCATCTTCCCGATTCCGGAGATCGCAAAACTTTGCGCTTACCTCGGTGTGCCACTCCATGTTGATGCTGTTCAAGTTGCGGGCAAACTGCCGATTGATCTTGAAGAGCTGCCTATAGACTATCTATCGATCAGCTCTCACAAGATCTTTGGCCCGAAGGGGGTCGGTGCGTTGATCGCATCTCGGGCTTTGATCAAAGCATTGATTAGGGGCGGTGGCCAAGAGACCGGACGCAGGGGCGGGACGGAGAATGTTCCCGCGATCGTAGGGTTTGGAGAGGCGGCCCGCCTCGCGGCCGTAGAAATTCGGGACCGGTCCGAGACGTCGGCGGCGCTGCGAAATCGGCTAGAGCAGGTCCTATTTCAAAATATTGATGGTTGCTACATCAACGGTGCGGATCAGCCGCGGATCCCCAACACAACTAACCTCGGCTTCAATTATATCGATGGTGACGCACTTGCGGGCATGCTCAACGCCGCGAATATTTATGTATCGACTGGTTCGGCCTGCAGCTCAGATACCGTAACCCCATCGCATGTTGTGATGGCGATGACCGGTTCATATGAGCGAGCTGGGGAGGCTATTAGGTTCAGCCTGTCCCACCTCAATACCAACGCCGAAATCGATCGAACGATCGCTGCCGTTGAAACCGCTGTCGTGTCCCTTCGCGCTGCATTTGTAAGCCGATAAGGTGCCTTCCACGGTGCAGCTGGTGGATAGCCAAGCACACTGTTGGCCAGAAGAATGAGTATCTGTCGGACGGGAACATGCAGCCCGTTCTGGTCGCAAAGTTCGAGCAATGCGGCAATGCGCTCTCGTACTTGGGCGAACTTGTCCGCGTGCATCCAATGGCAACCGAGCGCGGTCGAATCGCGCTCCTCAACGCCGCAGCTCATCGCGAGGAGGTCGTCGGAAAGTTCGGTGAGCTGGAAAACGATGAGGAGAGAGCCTTATGGATGCTTTGGACGCAAGCGGAGATTTTTCGCGAAGGTGAAGAGCTCCGATTCTTCGACTACTACTCGGAAGGCAATCGAGGCCGACACTACAAGACCACGGCAGATCTGACGGTCAGCCAAGTGGAAGCCGATGTCGGTGCCTTCAAGGCCGAGATCTGCCAATTCCACCGCCGACGCGATGGCTCCGGCATTTCCTGCGAAGTCGAGTTTGCCGAACGCCACCAGGACAAGAGCATTCAGGTGGCGGTCTATATCCAGGGGCTGCCCAACAACGGCACCGAATTCGTGAATGGAAAATTCACCCGTCGCATTTCGAACCCAGCGCTGGAAGCGGCCATTGTCTACGACGCGAGCAATGGCCACACCTCGACCGTCACAAGGGGCGGCAAAGAGGTGCATGAGGCGCTCCGCGAGTCATTTGCGCGAAAGCTTCTCAAGATCGAGCCGAAATTCGACTTGGTCAGGAAACGATCATTTCTCCTCGACTCCTTGAAGACGCCACAGGCGCTTGCACCGGATCCCGCTCTCGGCGTGAAGGCGGTACGGGTGCGCAGGCTCAAGCTGGCTCCCCCTTCGATGTCGTCGAGCCGATAGACGATCCGCCCGCCGATCTTCAGATACTGCGGGCCCTGATGAAGCCACCGCCAGCGTTCCAAGGTGCGCGGGCTGAGATTCCAGCGGCGAGCGAGTTGAACTTGATTGAGATGCCTGATGTCCATGGGGCCAACCAAAGCGTGTCGAAGTCACGCGAAGAATGGCGCATGCCCTGTGGGATTCTTGGCTCGGTCAGTGTGCGAAAAGCTGTGCGAATTCGCTGGGACTCGAAATACGTCTGGCACACAGCCTGGGCCTACAGGTCGAGCCAGTAGTACCCGGCGCCGTCGTACTTGATGACCGATCCATAGGCCGGATGACCCGCAAACAACTGTCCGACACGTTGATTTGTACCGGCCGCGCCTTGAATTTCGGTTTGGTGAAGACGGGAGAGGCCGCTTTTCCGCGCTTCATGGAGAGCTTCCACCGCGAGCGCTTGCTTGTCGGTGAATGTATATTCCTGATCCCCGACGACCGCCGAGCGAAACCCCGGACTGAACGCGAAGCCGATACCATCGCTACGGAAGCGATGGTCCGTCCCTCGGAGAGCCGCATAGATAGGCCCTTCGTCGATCGAGATCGTGCTGGCGGAGACCTGCAATACCTCATCGAGCGGAACGAGGGCGCAGCGTGGTGGTGCTTCACCGGGGATCAAATCGAGCGCGGTCGACGTCAGGATGATTGCCGGCGCCGATCCAGTATGCCCTGCAACAATCCGTTTGGCATCTTCGAATCGGTCTTTCTCGGAGAGACGGCGCCCGACGAACAACTCGCACGCATAGGGGCCGAATCGCGCCCGTCCAACGCGAATGACAGTCGATGAGGTCGACGCCTTGACGAACTTCAGTCCCAGTGCAGTCGCGATGCTGCCGGCAATCCAGTTCTCGTCGACCACAAACCGCCGCAGCGTGTCGGGCAGAACGGACTGATATCCGCTATCAGGACAGAATGCGCGATAGAGTCCGTCGCCGGCATATTCGACGCCGATTGAATGCGGAACGTCGCAGCCAAGACACAAGACCGTCTCGGCATTATCGATGTGAGTCAGTGCGCCGAGATCGACCAGCGAAGCGATTGCTGTGCGATCACTGCTCTCTTCGATTCCCTGACCTGTGATCTCCGGCAATTCGCACTCGCAAAGACTTCGAAGCGCCAGAACGAGATTTGCGGTGGTCATGACTTATGCCGCAGGTTCGATGAGCTCCCATTTCTCGATATGCGTTTCGGCAATCTTTCGATCCGCCTCGGGCAAATCCTTCAGGTTCGATGAGTTCGGCCTGGTCAGCTCGATGTTCAGCGTCCTCGCTCTCTTTGCACCCGGAGGCGGGTTGAAATGCATCGAGATTGTCGCGTGAACCACTGTGAATTTGCTGTAGACGCGCGATCTCTCGGAGAACCAGCTGTTGCCGAGATCATAAACAGACGTGCCTGGCGCTCCGCCCGGCGCCTCGATCGTCATCAGACCGGAGCCCGCGGCAGCCTACGAGGCCGCTCAGGTTCACGCTCCGATCGCTAGCCCGGCCGGCGCGCCCGTGGCTGTCGTGAATGGCAGCGCGTGGGCCTTAAGCCTCCGACCGCCGTGTCCGCCGCGACCGAGGAATATTTCGAGGCCGAGGATGCGTTGGGGCGTTGGCTCGACGAAGCGTGTGAGCGCGGGCGCAATCTGACCGAGACGAGCGGCACACTATTCGCCGCCTGGAAGGTCTGGGCCGAAGCGAACGGCGAGTTCGTCGGCTCGATCAAGCGCTTTTCCGAAAACCTGGCGAGCCGAGGGTTCGAACCCTACCGCGATCGTCATGCCCGCGGCTTTCGCGGACTTGGCCTGCGGCAGGGCGGCAGCGGCCGTGCCGAGATGGAGTTCTGACCGACATGGAGCACAGCATGAAGTCGAACAAAATCAATCGTGTGACGGATGTGACGGATCAGTTCGATATCAACGTCACGCGCGCGCACGCGCGCACGCGTGAGGGGATTCCGAAAGCATCCGACACATCCGTCACGCAGCGAGCCAATCAGGCCTCATCGCCTGCTCGTCGCATGATGGGGCGCTCCCCAGAGCCATCCGAGACCGAAGCGATCAAGCGCTACGGCTGGCGCGACCAGGGAGTTCTTGTTGTCAGCGCCGATGACCACCGCCTCTCCTGGCCCGAACGTGAACTGGTCCGGCAGATCGGATCGCGGCTCTATGGCCGCACGCCTCGGGGAGACCGGCGATGACCGAGCGCCGCTGGACCGAATCGATGATCGAGGAACGCTTCGTCGAAGCGGCCGACGTCATGAAGCGGCTGCCGGACGTGTGCGTCCCCGGGCACTTCAATACGTGGCCGAGGATGCTCTACGAGTTCAGCGACCTGGTGAGCCAGGAGCCGCCCCGCATCACGCGGGTGAGGCCGAACGCCGCTGCGATCAGCCGCATGGAGGAGACGCTCGACTGGTTGAAATGGCTTGAGCCGATCGATCGCAAGGTCGTCTGGCTTCGGGCAACCGGCGAGCGGTGGAAGACCGTGTGCTGGAAGGTCGGGCTGCAGCGCGCCGCCGCACACGAGCATTGGCTCTACGCCTTGTGCGTGATCGCGTGGAGACTCAACGGGCATCACTTGCCGAAAGGACTCTCGAAGCGACGCTTCATCGAGCGCACGATTGCGGCGTCAGCGTAGTGCAGCGAAAATTGTCTGCCAGACACTTTTCGCTCAGACAGAATGGCGCGGATTCGCTAGTTTCGTTGGCAAGATCGCGAGACGCGCGTCGACGATCCGGTTCACTTCAGCACGTACCAGGTCGATCGCCCGCCGCCCTGCTTTGCGAGATAGCCCTTCTCGACCAGTTGCCGAAAGTGCTCCTTGAGCGTGTTGCGGCTGACGCCGGTCAGCTTGGCGATCTCGCCGATGCTGACGCGGCCGTGTTCGCGGACGTGGTCGAGAATCTGGACTGAGTGTTCCGGCAGGCTTGAGACCACGAGCTTCTCGCGCTCGATCTTTCTCGCCAGCCGCTCCTTCTGCTGGCGCAGCGCGCGCAGGAAGAACAGAAGCCACGGCTCCCAATTGGGATTGTCGGTGCGGATCGTTCCCTGCGTCTGCCGCAGCGCCAGGTAGTAGCCTTCCTTGCTCTGCTCGATGACGCTCTCAAGCGAGCTGTAGGGCACGTAGGCATAGCCCGCGCGCAGCAGCATCAGTGTGGTGAGGATACGGCTCAGCCGTCCATTGCCGTCCTGGAACGGATGGATGGCGAGGAACACGACCGTAAAGATCGCGATGACGAGCAGAGGATGGAGGCGCTTCTCCACCGTCGCCTCGCCAAACCAGGTGACGAGTTCGGTCATCAGCCGGGGCGTGTCGAATGGCGTCGCGGTCTCGAACACGATGCCGATCTGCTTGCCGTCCTGGTCGAAGGCCACGACGTTGTTGGGGCCGGTCTTGTAACCGCCGCGGTGGCGCTCGTCCTTCTCGCTGTGCACGAGCAGGTCGCGGTGCAATTGCTTGATGTGGTTTTCGGTGATTGTGATTTCGTCCCACGACCGGAACACGAGGTCCATCGCTTCGGCGTAGCCGGCGACCTCCTGCTCGTCGCGGGATGCGAAGGACTTGATGTCGAGGTTGGAGAGCAGCCGCTCGACTTCGCGGTCGGAGAGCTTGCTGCCCTCGATCCGGGTGGAGGAGCCGATGCTCTCGATGGTGGCGACACGCCGCAGCGCCGACAGCCGTTCAGGCGCGACGGTTCCGAGCGCCCGCCAGGCGCCCTTGAACTCGTCGATCTCGGCGATCAGCGCCAGGATCTCCGGGGTGATCCGGATGGTGTCGGTTCGGATGCTCACACCCGAATAGACACCCAAATCCACCCAAATAGCAAGGCCACCCGAATGCCCACCCAATTGCACCCGATTGGAACAGACTTAAGGAAAGGGAAGGCCGTCAACCTTTCATTAGCCCAACCGGCAAGGAAAGGATCGAGCCCGTCCGGCCGCTCGCGGGTCCTTCCTGGCGGAGATCCTAGGCGGGGGGCAATGGCCCGAAATTTCGCCACCGGCAGGGCAAAAATCTGAGTTACCGGTTACCACGCGACGTTGCCGCCCGTATGCCCTAAAGGGCCGCAACGGTTGGTGTTTTCGGCCTGCGCCCTGGTAACCGCCGCCTGGTAACAGGCGTGCCCCAGTTACCACGCCTGCCGCGGTACGGCGCTCCACGCGAAACAGATGACGCACCGACTGCCCGACACGGTCGAGCATTGGCCGCTCGACCGCCTGATCCCCTATGCACGCAACGCCCGCACCCACGCGGACGACCAGGTCGCGCAGATCGCGGCCTCGATCGTGGAGTTCGGCTGGACCAACCCGATCCTGGTCGACGCCGAAGGCGTGGTGGTCGCCGGTCATGGCCGGCTGCTGGCGGCACGCCGTCTCGGCATAGATACCGTGCCGGTGGTGGTGCTCGGCCACCTGACCCCGGCGCAGCGTCGCGCCTACGTGATTGCCGACAACAAGCTCGCGCTCAACGCCGGCTGGAATGAGGAATTGCTCGCGGCCGAGCTGCATGCGCTCAACGGCGAGGGCTTCGATCTTGCGCTGACCGGATTCTCCGACGCCGAGCTTGAAGCGCTGATGGCGCCGCTCGGCGAAGAGGGGGAAGCCAGCGACGGCGACGACGATGCCGCCGACGAGACACCTGCGCTGCCGCGTCAGCCGGTCACGCAAGCCGGCGATCTCTGGCTGCTCGGCCGCCACCGTCTCCTTTGCGGCAGCAGTGCCGATGCGGCGGTGGTCTCGCGCGTCATGGAGGCGCGCACGCGCACGTTCTCGTGGCGGGCGAAGACGTTCCTGACCTCGACGCCAACGATCCATGGCTTCTCGCGGATCGAACGCGAGTACGAGGCATCCGACCAGCGTCGCTTCTTCGTGCCGTGTCCGCATTGCGGGGTGCTGCAGTGGCTGCGCTTCGAGCGGCTGCGGTGGGACAAGGGAAAACCCGAGACCGCACACTACGAGTGCGAGGCCTGCGACGCCGCCATCGAAGAGCATCACAAGACCGCGATGCTTGCGGCCGGCGACTGGCAATCGACCGCGGACGCCGCCGATCCCGGCACGATCGGGTTCCATCTCTCGGCGCTCTATTCGCCGGTCGGATGGTTTTCGTGGGCCGACATCGCCCGGATGTGGGAGGCAGCGCAGGCAACCGACGAAGCCAAGCGCAGCTTCAAAAACGGCGTCCTCGGCGAGACCTGGATCGAAACCGGCGAGGCGCCCGACTGGCAGCGTCTGTACGATCGTCGCGAACCCTGGCAGATCGGCACGGTGCCGCCCCGCGGTCTGTTCCTGACCGCGGGCGCCGACGTTCAGAAGGATCGGATCGAGGTCGACGTCTGGGCCTGGGGCCGCGGACTCGAAAGCTGGCTGGTCGAGCACCTCGTGATCGAGGGCGGACCCGACCGAGCGGAAAGCTGGGATGAGCTGAGCGGCTTGCTGGATCGCACCTGGCCGCACGCGCACGGCGCACGGTTTGGGCTCGCGAAGCTCGCAATCGACACCGGCTATGAATCGCCGGCGGTTTATGCCTGGGGCCGCAAGGTGGGGCACGCGCAGGTCGCGCCGGTCAAGGGCGTGGAGGGCTTCAATCGGGCAGCACCGGTCGTCGGTCCGACCTTCGTGGATGTGACTGAGGCAGGCCGCAAACTGCGGCGCGGGGCGAGGCTTTGGACGATCGCGGTCGCGACCTTCAAGAGCGAAACTTACCGTTTCTTGCGGCTCGACCGCCCGACCGACGAAGAGATCGCTGAGGGTGCTTCCTTTCCGGCGGGGTTCGTTCATCTGCCGCGCGGGGCCGAAGCGGAATGGGTCAAGCAGCTCGCTGCCGAGCAACTCGTGACGGTGCGAACCAAGCGCGGCTTCACACGCCTGGAATGGCAGAAGATTCGCGAACGCAATGAGGCGCTCGACTGCCGCGTCTACGCCCGCTCGGCCGCATGGCTCGCGGGAGCGGACCGGTGGTCCGAAGCGAAGTGGCGTGACCTCGAGGACCAGGTCGGGCCTGCGCCTGATGAAAGTGCAGTGATCTCCGCGCAGAGCGATGCGCAGGGCCTGACCGCGGGCGTACTCGCGCGTGCACCGGCCGCAGCCGGCAAGCGCCGCTCCGATTGGCTCGCCGTGGACAAGGGATGGCTGAGGTGATGTGGACCGATAACGAGCTGGCCGCGCTCCGCCGCGCCTACGCATCGGGGACGCTGCGCGTGAGCTATGACGGTCGCACCGTCGAATACGGCTCGGCCGACGATCTCTTGAAGCGTATTCGGACCATCGAGCGCGAGATCGCGGCTGCGTCTTCGGCTTCGGCGCCGGTTGCCGGGTATGCCGGGTTTTCCCGCGGCGATCGTTGATGGCGCAAGCGACCTGGCTTGATCGCGCCATCGGCGCCGTCGCCCCTCGTGCCGCCGTTCGCCGTGTCTTGGCACGGCAAAGCTTCGAGGTGCTGACGCGCGGCTACGACGGCGCGGCGCGCGGTCGGCGCACGGACGGCTGGCGTGCTCCGAACTCTTCGGCTGACGCCGAGATCGCGATGGCTGGCGCGCTGTTGCGCGACCGCATGCGCGATTTGGTTCGCAACAACCCGCACGCCGCGAAGGCGGTTTCGGTATTGGTCAACAATATCGTCGGCGCCGGGATCATTCCGCGCGCCGCGAGCGGCAACAAGAAACTCGATCGCGAGGCCGACGCGCTGTGGGAGAGCTGGTCTTCCCACTGTGATGCCGACGGTCAACTCGATTGCTACGGGCTGCAGACGCTGGCCTGCCGAGAGATGGTCGAGGCCGGCGAGGTGTTGCTTCGGCGTCGTCCGCGGCGAGCGACGGACGGGCTCGACGTCCCGCTGCAGGTGCAGATCATCGAAGCCGATCTTCTGGACGGCACGCGCAACGGTGATCTCGCCAATGGTGGGCGCATTCTGCAGGGCGTCGAGTTCGATGCTATCGGCCGTCGACGCGCCTACTGGCTGTTCACCCAGCATCCCGGCGATCACGCAGTGTCATTGCGCCGCAGACTCGATAGTGCAGCAGTACCTGCCGGCGACGTGGTCCATCTCTACGAAAAGCAGCGTGCACAAGTGCGCGGTGTGCCGTGGGGCACGCCCGTCATGCGGGCACTGCGCGACCTCGACGATTGGACCCAGGCCGAGTTGGTCCGCAAAAAGACCGAGGCTTGCGTGGTCGGCATCGTGCTCGGCGCCGACGAGGGCGAGCAAGGCATCGCCCCATCTGTCGTTGATGCCGATGGCAATCGCGTCGAGCAGTTCGAGCCCGGGCTAATTGCCTACGCACGCGGCGGCAAGGACATCAAGTTCAACCAGCCGGCCACAACGGCGGCGGTGTCGGAATGGCTGCGGGCGCAGTTGCACATCGTCGCGGCCGGATTCCGGCTGCCCTACGAACTGCTCACCGGAGATCTGAGCCAGGTCAACTATTCGTCGATCCGCGCGGGCCTGGTCGAGTTCCGCCGCATGATCGATGCCGTGCAATGGCAGCTGTTCATTCCGATGTTCTGCCAGCCGGTCTGGGACTGGTTCACGGAGCAAGCCTGGGCAGCCGGACGCCTGCCGCAGCCCAAGATCGCGGTCGCGTGGTCGCCGCCGCGCTTCGAGGCGGTCGATCCGCTGAAAGACGCCATGGCCGACATGCTGGCGATGCGATCGGGCACCATGACGCTTGCCCAGGCCATCGCGCGGCAGGGCCATAACCCGGACGCGGTGCTTGCCGAGATCGCCGCCATGAACGCCAAACTCGACGCGCTCGGGCTCGTGCTCGACTCAGACCCGCGCAAGGTCACCAAGACCGGCGTGCTGCAGGACGCGATCGACGCGAGTGCCGATTCCGCGCCTGGTCAACAGCAAGGATAACGAAATGCACGGGACTATCGATCTGCCGCCGCTTCAGCGGGCGGCAGCCATTCTGCCTGCATCGCTCGACGAGAAGGATCGCTCGATCGAGGTCGTGTGGTCGACCGGCGCGCGCGTGCGGCGCCAGCCGTTCTTCGGCGAGCCGTTCGACGAGGAGCTGAGCATGGACCCTGACGAGGTCCATCTCGATCGCCTCAACGCAGGTGCGCCGCTCCTCAAGGTGCACGATCGGTTCGCGCTTGAGGCAGTGATCGGCTCGGTGGTGCCGGGCACGGCGCGCATCGAGAACGGTCGCGGGCTGGCCCGCGTGCGCTTTAGCGAGCGAGAGGATGTCACCCCGGTCTGGAACGATATCTGCAGCGGGCACATCCGCGCGGTCTCGGTCGGCTATCAGGTCCAGCGTTACGAAATCACCCGTCCGAACAACGGCCCCGAATTGTGGCGTGCCGTCGATTGGACTCCCTTCGAAATCTCCGCGGTCCCGGTCGGGGCCGACCCGGCGGCCGGCTTCCGCTCGGTTGATTACCTGATGCCCTGCGTCCTCGACCGGGATGACGCGACCACTCCCAGGAGAACCATCATGGAAAATGCTCAGACCAAGCCGGCGGCGCCCGACCCGACCGCGGCCGGTGATCTCGCCTTGCCCGGGATCCTCGATCACAAGGAGGAAGGATTGGAACAGCGATCACAAGCCGAGGCACGGCCGTCTAAGCCCGCTCAGGTGGCGACCGAGCCGGCGGTGCCGATGTCTGCCGCTCCGACGGCGGACGCGCTCATCGCCCGCGCACAAGAAATCGAGCGCGACCGGGTCTCGACCATCTACGATCTCGCGACCCGGCTTGGGCTGGAGCGGTCTTTCTCCGATGACCTGGTGAAGCGCAATGTCGGGATCGAGGAGGCCCGCCGCCTGATCCTCAACAAGGTCGCCGAGGCTGCCGATCATGCGCGAGTATTCCCGCATGTCTCCGTTCCGCTCGGCGGACGTGACGAGCGCGTGACGCGCCGCGACGCGGTGGCGAATGCGCTCCTGCACCGCTACAGCCCGACGCTGTTCCCACTCAGCGAACCTGCCCGCGAATACCGCGGCATGACGCTGCTCGAGCTGGCGCGCGAGTTTCTGGCGAATGCCGGCGTCAATGTCCGGGGCTTCTCGCGCGACGAGATCGCAACGCGTGCGTTGCACTCGACCTCTGACTTCCCCGAAATCCTCTCGGCGGTCACCAACAAGGCGCTGCGCCAAGCTTACGATGCCTATCCGCGCACCTTTGTGGCCTTCTGCCGCCAGGTGCTGGCCACCGACTTCAAGGCCATGAACCGGGTGCAGATCGGCGAGGCGCCGCAGCTCCTGAAGGTCAACGAGAGCGGCGAGTTCAAGCGCGGCACGATCGCGGAATCGAAGGAAAGCTATCGCATCGAAACCTACGGTCGCGTGGTCGGCATCACGCGGCAGGTCTTGATCAACGACGACCTCGATGCCTTCACCCGCATTCCGGCGATGTACGGCACTGCCATTGCCACGCTCGAAAGCGACGTGGTGTGGGCGATCGTCACGGCGAACGCAGCGATGGCCGACGGCGTCGCGCTCTTCCACGCGACGCACAAGAACCTCGCCGGCACTGGCGCGGCGCTCAGCGTCACCACGGTGGGCGACGGCCGCGCCGCGATGGCCAAGCAGACCGGTCTCGACAAGAAGACGGTGCTCAACATCCGCCCGTCCTTCCTGATTGTGCCGGCGGCGCTGGAGCTCGCGGCCGAGCAGCTGATCGCGCAGAACCTGGTGCCAGCAAAGACCGGCGATGTGGTGCCGCAATCGATCCGCACGCTCACCCCGATCTCCGAGCCGCGGCTCGACAGCGCGAGCGCCACGGCCTGGTATCTCGCCGCAAACCCGGCCCAGATCGACACCATCGAGTACGCGTATCTGGAGGGCCAGCAGGGCGCCTACATCGAAACCCGCAACGGGTTCGACGTCGACGGCGTCGAGATCAAGTGCCGGCTCGACTTCGGCGCCAAGGCCATTGACTGGCGCGGCCTCTACAAGAACGCCGGCGCATAAACCTAGAACTCTAATCTTGGACTGACGGAACGGGCGGCTTCGGCCGCCCTTCGTCGTTTCAGAAGGACATCTGCCATGAAGAACTACGTTCAACCCGGCAATACCATCACGCTCACGGCGCCCTACGACGTCGCTTCCGGCGACGGGCTTCTCGTCGGTGCCATCTTCGGGGTCGCCACCGGCGCCGCTGCGAACGGCGAGGCGATCGAGGCCGCGCTCGTCGGCGTGTTCGACCTCAAGAAGGTGGGCTCGCAGGCCTGGGCGGTCGGCGACAAGATCTATTGGGACAACACCGCCAAAGAGACGACCAAGACCGTCGCCAGCAATACGCTGATTGGCGCCGCCATTGAGGCTGTCGGCAACGGAGCCGGCGAGACCGTCGGGCGTGTTCGACTCAATGCGAGCTTCTAAGCGCGAACCCAGCGCAGCTTGGCAATGCGCGGATCGGCCGCAAAGGCCTTGCGATCAAACGTGATGCCGGACTTCGGCGCCTCGCAGATCGCCTGGGCGCCGGCGTCGCTGAGACGAATATGCCACGTCTGCTGCTCGATCGGCTGGGTCTTAGCAAATGCTCGGCAAGTCAGAACCGCGAGGTTGATGCCATGATCGGGGTCACGAACCGATGCGTAGCGAATGATCTCGATCTTGGCCGCGCGGGCGGCATCGGCAAACGCCTGGCAGTGGCCGTAGTCCGTTACATGCATCCACCGTGCCCGGTCGGCGCTGTATTTGCCTTTGGTCAGATCGATCGCTTTTTTGGTGGTGTATTCGGCTGAGAATGCCGTGTATTCGGCGGGATTTGCAGGCCACGGCGTATCGGGCGACTCCGCAAAGAACAGCAGACGACAGAATGTCATCTCGGCGACCGCCGTCTGCGGCACCTCCGATGCGTAGAACACGCCCTCTGTCATGCCCGCGCGCCGGAAACGCGATCCGGTGGGGTAGACCGCGCCATAGCGGAACGGCGTCGACAGAAGGTAGTGCAGGTCGCGGCACTCGGGCGGCAGTGGCGGCTTGGTGGTCTCGATGAGGTCTTCGAGCAGTTCCTGCTCGTCAACCGAATCGACGAGCTTGAGCGTCGAGACATGGTGTTGCGCCTCGACCAGCCGCCAGCAAGTGCCGCTGCTGGCACGGGCGTCAGACGACAGCGCGGCGGGCGTCCAGATACTGGATGACATTCATCAGCCCGGGCACGGTTTGAATAAGCGTCAGCGGTTCACCGTCGAGCGCGGTGTTGCGGTTCTTCAGCCACGAGCCGGCAACCGCGTCGTCGCCGCCAACGATCGCGTCGAGCGACCGGTAGAGGCGCACGAACAGGACCGCGAGCTCGAACGGCTTCTGGCCCGGCTGCAGAGTGTAGTCGCCGCTGCGCATGCGCGAGACGGTTGCCTCCGATACGCCGATCACGGTCGCGAGCGCCTTGTTGGTCAGGCCCAGCTGGCCGGCGGCTCGTAGCGTTGCCTTGGTGAGGACGGTCGCCTTGTCGGGTGCGGAGACCGGGCGGGGTTTGGTGGGTGCCACGGATTGCCTCCATTTCTGTAGCAAGAATATAGCAACAAACTTCCTAAGGAAAGACAAATCGGGCCACCCCGGTTCCCGCATTTCGCACCTTTATAAGCATCGATGAACGCAATCGAATTGGCCATCGCGGCCCTGTTTGCCGATCCCAACCTCGGGCGGGACGCCCAGTGGCGCGCTGGGGGAGCGGGCGATGGCAGCGCCGTCCGCGTCATTCGCAAGCGCCCGGACCAGGTTGTCGGCTTCGGCGACAGCCGGGCGGTCATGCCGACCGTATTGATCGATGTGCGCCGAGCGGAGGTGCCGAATCCGGCGTCCGGCGACACGCTCGAAATCGAAGGCGAGACCTTCGCCGTCATCGCCACACCCACCATCGATGCAGAGCGGCTGATCTGGACCTGCGAGGCGTCCCCGCTGGGCTAAGCCGATGCGGTTCTCGATCAAGACCGACGACCTCGCCAAGGGCTTAGGCGAGGTCGAGGGAGCAGCAGCCCGCTCGGTGACGGCTGCCATGCGCGAGGTGACGGACGGGCTCAAAGGCGAACTGCGAGCCGACGTCACCGACGCCGGATTGGGGCAACGGCTCGCCAACACCTGGCGTGGCAGGACGTATCCTGAAGGGGCGGTCAGTCTCGAGGCCGCATCGTTCGTGTGGTCGAAAGCCCCGAATATCGTCGACGCCTTCGATCGCGGGGTGACGATCCGATCGCAGCGCGGCTTCTGGCTCGCGATCCCCACGGCGGCCGCGGGCGTCAAAGGCATCAGCGCCACCGGCGCCATGAAGCGGATCACGCCGGGTGGCTGGGAACGCCGCACTGGGATGCGGCTTCGTTTCGTCTATCGGCGCGGCGGGCCGTCGCTGCTCGTTGCCGACAATGCACGGCTCACCAAGCGCGGCCTTGCGCGCGCCAACACTGGTCGCACGCGCAGCGGAGCCACCTACACCCGGATCGCCGGCCGTTCGACGGTGGTGGTCTTTCTGCTCGTTCCGCAGGTGACGCTCAAGAAGCGCTTCGATATCGCGAGCGTTGCCCAGCGATGGGCCGACCGCGTGCCGGGGGTCATCGCCAGTCGCTGGAGATCGACATGATTGATCGGCCGATCGCAATCGTCCTGACGGTTCTATCGTTCGCCTTCATTCTGTCCGTCACGGTGGGACTTGCCCCGTGAGCAAGCGCGAACAGGTGCTCGACGCGGTCAAGGCGCTGCTGTCCTCGGCGCTGCCCACTGCCGACGTGAGGCGCAACCTCGCAAAGCCCGAGCGAATTCCGCCCGGCGGTCTCGTCGTCATTCGCGATGGCGATCCAGGCGAGCCTGAGGTGATGTTATCTCCGCTCGTCTACGTCTATAGCCATCGCATCCCGATCGAGCTTGCCGCCTACGAGACGTCTTCGCAGTCGCCCGAGCAGGTGCTCGACGAGATGCTTGGCGCGATCGGCGTGGCGGTGTCTGGCGACCGCACGCTCGGCGGTCTATGCGACTTCATCGAGGCGCAGGCGCCTTCAACGGACGACGTCGAAACCGCGGGCGCGCGTGCCGGCCGCTGGGCCGACGCGGCCATCGTCGCGGTCTACGGCACGCCCGATCCGCTGAACTGAACGCAATCAAGAGCAGGAGAATCCCATGGCACGCGCACGCGGCGCCAACGCCGTCATGGCTGCGGCATTCGAGACGACTTACGGCACGCCGCCGGTGGCCGGCTACAAGAAGCTGCCCTTCGTCTCTTCGGCACTTGGCGACGAGCAGAACCTGATCGCGAGCGACCTGCTCGGCTACGGCCGGGAGCCGCTGCCGCCGAGCCGCGACGTGGTCAACAACGAGGGCGACGTTGTCGTCCCCGTAGATCTGCGCAACTTCGGCTACTGGCTGAAGTTGCTGCTTGGCGCCCCGACCACGGTCGAGGACACCGGCGTGTTCACCCACACGTTTGTCTCCGGCGCGCTCACGCTGCCGTCGATGGCAATCGAAGTCGGCATGCCGGAAGTCCCGAGCTACGGCATGAACTTCGGTGTCCGCGCCAATTCCATGAAAATCCAGCTGCAGCGCTCAGGCCTCCTCAACGCCACCATGAGCCTGATCGCGCAGGGCGAGACCAAGGCCGGATCGTCCGGCGCGGGGACGCCGACCGAGGCGGTGATAAAGCGGTTCTCGCAATTCATGGGCGAGATCAAGCGCAACGGCACCGCGCTCGGGCAGATCGTCTCGGCGGAACTCACCTATTCCAACAATCTCGACAAGGTCGAGGTGATCCGGCCGGACGGTCGGATCGAGGATTCCGACCCGGCAATGGTCAGCGTCACCGGCACCGTGACCATTCGCTTCGCGGATACGGTCCTCCTTGACCAGGCGGTTGCCGGCACCGCGTGCGAGTTGTCGTTTGGGTGGGAGATCGACGAGGACAAGTCGCTCCTGTTCACCGTGCACGAGGTCTACCTGCCGAAGCCGAAGCAGCCGATCACCGGTCCGGGCGGCATTCAGGCCGCGTTCGCCTTCCAGGCCGCCGAGGACCCGACGTTGCAGAAGACGCTGACCGCCGCACTCATCAACGACGTGTCGGCCTACTAACCCAACACATGAGGGGTTCCCATGCTCAAACTCGCGTTTGATCGCGAGCCGTACTGGCTCGACATTCTTCCTGGCGTCCGGGTGCAGTTTCGACCGATCACCGTCGCAGCAATCCTGCTCGCTCGCACCGCCGCGGCTGAAGTGCTGCGGGCAGGCGGCGAGGATGCGATGGTGAAGGCGGGCGTCGCCTTCACGCGTTCGCTCTCACACTCAGGCATCGCCGGGTGGGAAGGGATCGGTGATGCGGACGGCAAGCCCGTCGAGCCGAACAAGGAGACCATCGATGCCGCCCTGGAAATCTGGTCGCTGTTTGACGCGATCGACCGCCTCTACGTCGGTCCGGCGCTGATTCAGGACGCTGAAAAAAACGCCTGATCGCCCTCGCCGAATGGCACTTTGGCGGGGGCGATGGTTACTGCAAGGCCTGTTCCTCGACGTGCCCCAATTGCCTCTACATCGAGCACGCACCACAAACGCCTGACGGCATTGCCGCCTGGGGCGTGCTCAAGCGCGCGGCCGGACAGGTGCGTACCGTCATGGGCGGCGTCTACGCACTCGATTTCGGCGCGGTGCTGATGCTCGCCGACGCCATGGGCGCGCTCAACACGCTGCTCGTCGAACTCCTCCCCGAGATCGAACCGATCATCGTGCGCGCCTACGCCCGAGACTCCGAATGAGCACGACGCAACCGCGAACGTAAGCGAGCGATGTCCACCACAAATGTCTCGATCCGCCTCGGCGTCGAGGGCAAGGCGGAGGTCAAGCGCGCCTTCGACGAGGTCGGCAAGGCGGGACAGGATGCGTTCCGCGGCGTTGCCACCTCCATGGACGCCGCGGGCGCCGCGGCAGACCGCGAGACGCAACGCCTGCAACGGCTGGCCCAGGCCGCCAAGCAGGCCGCTGCGGCCGATCAGGCCCAGCGCGGCTTCAATACCGTTCTCGGCGTTGGCACTGGCGTTCCCAAGTCCGCGCGGGATTCCGCCGCGGTGTTCGAAGAGGCGGCTAGAGCCTCCGAAGACCTGGCGGCCCGCACGGCTGCACTGCGCGCGCAGATCGATCCGCTTGGCGCGGCGCAGGCAAAGCTCAACGCCGAGATCGCCGAAGCCAATGGGCTGTTCAAGGCGGGCGCGATTACCGCAACCGAGCAAGCCGCCGCGCACGCCCTGGCGCAGGCCCGCTATGACTCGACCGCGAGAGCCCTCGGAGGGATCAGCTCGACCGGCAAGCTCGCATCGCACCAGCTCGTCAACCTGAGCTATCAGCTCAATGACGTGGTCGTCTCGCTTGCGAGCGGCCAGCGGCCCCTGATGGTGCTGATGCAGCAGGGGTCGCAGATCGCTCAGATCTTCGGGCCCGGCACCGGCATCACCGGCATCCTGCGCGGTGTCTGGCAGGGCCTCACCAGCCTGATCACGCCGACGACCGCGGTTGTGGTCGGCATTGCGGCGATCGGAGCTGCGGTCGGCTATTCCTATTACCGCTACATCGAGTCGCAGAAGGAGCTCGAGGTCGCGCTTGCCGGCACCGGCCGGGCCGCGGGCGCAACCGTCGGCCAGATTGAACGGATCGCGGAGCGGTCGGCCTCCGCCGGCAGCGTTTCGGTTGCGGCCGCGCGGGAAATGGAGGCCGCGTTCCTTCGGACCGGCAAGATCGCGGTTACGAACTTCGAAGGCCTGATCAAGGTCGTCAAGAACTACGCAGCGACCACCGGCACCGATGTCGCAACCGCGACCAAGGAGCTTGCCGGCGCCTTTGCCGATCCGATCCGGGGAGCGGACTCGCTTAACGAGAAGCTCAACTTCCTCGATGATCGGACGCGGCAATACGTCCGCACGCTTGCCGATCACAACAACCGCACCGATGCCCAGCGTGTCCTGCTCGATGCGCTGAAAGGCAGCCTGGTCAATGCATCCGAGGCCACTACGGCGCTCGGCCGCGCCTGGGATTTCGTTGGGCGGATGGCGTCCAACGCCTATGACGCGATGGGCCGCGCGATCTCGCGGGCGCTCGACGGAGCGCCGATCGATGAGCGTCTGAAGGAGCTCCAGCAGGAACGCGCGCGCCTGCAGGCGCTGATCGAGAACCCGCCTACGCGCTTTGCGGCTCAGGCCCGCAACTTCAATACGCGGATGCTGGCCGAGGTCGAGGCCGAGATCGCCAAGATCGAGGCCAAGCTCGCCAACATCGAGGTCCGGGCGAAGGACGCGAAGGCCAACGAGCTCTCGGTCCGCGCCGGCACGGTGGCACGCGACCTCACGCCCGGCTTCGAAGAGCTGCAGACGCTCCGCGCCCGGCAGGCGCAACTCCGTTCCGCGCTTGACGACCCGCTCGTCAGGCAGAAGGTCGCCGACCTCAAGCAGGTCGAGACCGCGTATGACGCGGTCACCCGCGCGATCCGCAGCTGGCTCGACCCGGCCGAAAAGGCCCGCCGCCTCGACGAGCTCGAAATCCAGGCGCTTCAGGCCAAGACCCCGGCGCAGAAGGCTGCCATCGCCGAGGAAAGGCGGCGGTTGAGCTTGCCGGACAGGCGATCCCGGTCGCCATTGCCGAAGCCGACATCACGCGGGCCGGCACCAAGGCGCGCACCGAGGCGACGCAGGCGCATATCGACCAATCGCGTGTCGTCGAGGTCAACACCAGGGCAACGCTCGGCCTGGCGGATGCTTGGCTCAAGGGGGCAGCGGCGGCCCAGCAGGCGGAAGTCCGCCGCAAGGCGCTGACCGAGGCCGTGCAGAATGGCGTCGATGTCGAGACCCGAGCCCGCGAGCTCCTGCGCGAGCAGATCGCGGAGCAAGCCGCGCAGTCGGCGAAATCGGCCACCGATCTGACGGCCGAAGCCGCCGCGCAGCGCAAGCTCAACGACGCCGTTGCCGCCGGCACGATCTCGACCGAACAGGCCCAGCGGCTGATGCAGGTCGAGCAGGCGCTCCGGCCGCTCGTCATCGCGCAGGCCCTTGCCGAGGGAGACGCGAAGGGCACGCTTGCCCGCGTCATCGATGCGCTGCGCGGAGCCTATGCGCGGCTGCACGGCGAGCGGGCGCGCGCGGCCGCGCTGCAGACGATCGAGGGCCAGAAGAACCAGATCGAGCTGCTGCAGAAGCAGATCGAATTGACCGGCCAGGGCGAGTCGCAGCGGGCGATCATCATTGCGCAGCTGCAGGCCGAGCAGCAGCTACGGCAGAAGGGCATCGATCTCGCCAGCGCCGAGGGCCAGGCGATCCTCGCCAACGCTGCCTACATTGAGCGGCTCAACCAGGAACTCGCCCGCTCCAACGGCGCCATGCAGGCGCTGCAGGGCATCACCGACACGACGTTTAACCACTTTGCGACCCTGATTGCGCAGGGCAAGACCGACTGGAAGTCCTGGGCGGACGCAGGGCGCGCGGCGCTTGCCGACATCGAAAAGGAAATCCTCAAGCTCGCGGTGATGAACCCGTTCAAGAACTTCTTGTTCGGCACCAACCTGCCGACACTGAGCAACGTCGGTGGACTGTTTAGCAATGTGTTCGGCGGGTTCTTTGGCGGCACCGGGCAGGGCTTGGTCCGGCTGCCTCAGCAGCGCGCCTCTTCGGTTCGCCGATCTATCATGCCGGGGCGATTGCCGGAGACACAGCGCCCACCCGTCTCGTTCCCCGCGACCTGTTCCGGGCAGCGCCGCGTCTCCATGATGGCGCGTTTCTCAAGCCGGACGAGGTCCCCGCCATCCTGCAACGCGGGGAGCGCGTGC